TCTAAAGGTATCACCGCCTGAATTCTTAAAGTTGTGACCAGCTTCCATTAATTCTTTCTTAAAAGAGGTACACATAAAATTCCCTGAAAATGCCATTATAGCTTCTCCACTGAGTTGGCTAAATCGTTATGGCCCGCTGAACGCAACAGGGTAACGATCCTAGAGCGGTCTTCATTAATTGCTTCGTACATATAGTACTTCACGGCTTTATAGATGGACTCCTTAAACTCTACCGCCTGCTCCGCTATCAGTGGATGTGCGTCCTCACCTACGGACACAATATGATCGGATACCCGTGTTGCCCAATGATCCGGGCCAAGGGTGGTATTGTTGGTCGTAGTAACTATGACGTTTCCAACATTCCCGCTGATCATTGAGCAGCCGCCATCTGCGGCGATATTCTTATCGTGCCATCCCTGTATTCATCACCAGTCATCCGTCCCTCGGCCTCTAGTTTCAAGAGCCCCAATGCTTCTTGATACCTCTGTTGATATAACTGCATCATGTCCGCATCGCCTTTCATGTAGGTGTACGCTTCCACGAGAGAGCCATAAAGCAAGACGGTATCCGCGTTGGTGCCCAGCCACGAAGGACTCGTATCAACAATTGAGGCTGGCTGATAGTAATAATGGAGTTCCGTGACGAAATCGTCGTTAGGCGTAGGGCCGATGATGAATGCATCACTGGCAAAAATACCATAGTATTTGGGAATCCCTTCAGTAGACGCATTAGGGTACGTCGCTCTAATAAAGTTCGCGTCCTTATTCAATAAGAATATCTGGTTACTGGAACTCGTGATCGCCAATGACAGTGGGAATAGAAAATCCGTAGGCATCGTCAAATACTGATTACCATTAGTGATCGTGCCAGCAACATTCTTACGGTTTACGGGCAGGTTGACTGAGCGATAAATGCGCTGTTCAGCCTGCTTGATGAACGTATCAATCGCGTTCACGAAATTCGTTTCCGTGTTATCGCAATAATCCTTGATCGCAGCAGTCAGTTCAGCGTAGGTCATGTGGTCACCGTCACGGTCCCGACTTGTCCATGTGCCACGATGTTGCCCGATCCACCCCCATCACCATTTCCTACGGGATCGAACGCGAACAGCTTCCTGCTGGTAGCTTGTGATAGATCGGGACGTGGGTTTTTCAGTGCCTGTGGATCAGTATAATCACCAAGCCTGCCCAAAAAGTTCTGTGGCTGGTCTTCGTCCAACATATCTCTGCCAACCATCAAGCCTGTCATGCGACCAGCTTTAATCTGCGGAACCAGATCCTTGATCTTATAGCGAAATCCAGTACGGTCGCAGAACCCGAACGCATATTTACCTTTGGCGAACTTCGCCATCAGCTATAGCCTCCGGGCACAAAGTGGACAGACGCTCTGTCACGATCTTCCTGTTCTGCCAGTTGCCACTGAAATTCATATTCAGCTTTAAGCTCTGGGGAGCGTACAAACGCTTCTGGATACTTCTGAGATATCATAAAGGCAAGACCAGAAACCAATGCCGGGAGGAAACGAGCGGGCACGTCTGGATCAGTAGATCCCACAGCGCCCGTATCCTCAATACGCCGTATTTGCTGGTAAACAAACGTGTAAGCCTCGTCTGGCGTAGGCCACAGATAAACAACCGGAGCATCACGTTGCTTGTCGATATACAAGTTCACGGGACGCCCTTCGGTGAGCTTATTCGGAATCGTGGAATACTGCGAGACGCTGAACCGCGAAAGCGGCAGATCGCTTTGCGATGTACCAGATCCATCACGAATCCAATACTGGATCAGATCAATCGTATCGGAATCCATCGTGATTGTGGTGGTTCCCGCAGCGCAAGTCTTGGTGCCCTGCTCCACAGTCCAGAAGTTGAGGCCACGATTTGTCCATTCAAGGCTCAGGAGATTAAGAGATCTACGAGCCGTTTCGATGTCGTAGCCCGTCTTGGACTGAAGGCCACACCTCTCGAACGCTTCTTCGATGACCTCTGAAATCTCAAGATTGAACGCAGTAGTTCCAGATGTAGCCATTAGGACCCCTTCAATGCTTTTCTACATACTTGATCCTGAAATTTTTCAACTTTTGGAGGCGTCAAAGAGCCGTTGGCTACCATGCCGCCACTTCTCATGCGAGCTAGATCTGGCAATTTCATCACATTGCCCAAGGCTCTTTTGACCATGCCGCCAGAGGCTCTAGTCTCGTTAGCAAACTTACGAGCTACTTCGGGCTCCTTAGCAAACAAATACCTTCTCTGTTTCTCGCTCTTAAAGGGCATAATTAAAATGCTCTCCAGTTGGGATACTCCTTGGCGATATGACTCGTATGGCCGACTTCTTCTTCATAGTCGGGATAATTTTCGACAAGCTTACTGTAATAACCCCAGTTATGATCCGCCTCCGCCTTCTGGCGAACGATCTCATTATATCCGGCAACTTTCGCGGCAGAATTCTTCGGATCAGCCATTAGTAGCTCTTCCTCAGATAGAGCATTACGGTATAGCGATCACCGTTTGAATGACCCGTGGTCGTGAACAGGACATCCCCATTAATGCCACTGCCAGCGTTATTCGGGATGGGACCGCCGCCACGGAAGTCGAAATAGCCGTATCCGCTGAGTGTCCAGCAAATAACGTTGGTGGTGGCATTCCAGAGGATATCGACGGTCATGCCAGAGCAATCATAAGAGATCTGCTCAATGGCTACCCTAGCACAAGACTTTCCCGTGCCAGATTCCGTACTGAGGGTGGATACATCGACTTTGGCGACAGCAGCTTCACCACTACCATCAGAGATGTTGGTGAACTTCATAACCGCGATGCGGTCGCCGTCTTGGATCGTTTGAGACGTTACTGCGTCAGCCATCTGATTCTCCCCACGAGGACAGGGTTTCTAGCCCCGCTCGCTATAGGAGATAACGGCCACCCACCCATTTGGATGGGTGACCCTATCTCAATTAACGAACCATATCTTACTGATCGGTAAAGGCAGGTACATCTTCACCTTCCTGATGACCCCAGATAATCCAATTCGTTGAATCTTTTGCCAGAATATTGATTTCAAATAAACCAAAATCCGTAAGAGTCAATATAGAGTTTGAATTACCGTCAGCATACACGGAAACATTATCTGCGTTGGAATCCAAATGAATGATACCACCAATGTAATAATTGGTATCGGAGCCCGTATCGAAGATGACATTCTCAGTCTCTTCTGCCGCACCACCATAAATGAACTTGAACCACACTCCCGCCGTAGGCGACGGAAGGGTGAGTGTACGGTTTGAAGTGATCGCCGGAACGACATTGGTCCTGCCAGCGTTAGCGGTAGCAGTCAGGGTGGTATCTTCGTCACCCAATGTAATCGGGGTAACCTGCAACCCCGATCCATCCAAGCTGAATTCCGTTGTGAATGCACCAGTTGTCGAACTTTTCGATACTACATCGAATCCGTCTTCGGATCTAACTGGTCCTGAAAAAGTTGTGTTAGCCATGATCTTCTCCTGTCTTGGCTAGTGTCTGCCGATTACTCGACAGTCAGGAAAAAATAGGAAGGGAGGAAGCAATCAATCACAAAACTGGGGAGTCGGCCACAGCTTCACAAGAGATTGCTCCCTCTCCCACCCTTACTATTGTACTCTGGCCGCGTCACCCCACTGTCAGGACTCACCCAACTTAATGAGCCAATCTAACTAACGCGAACCTCTCGGCAGCGCTACTACACCGCAACTAGCGAGTTGGCTTTTTGCGTCATCTCTGATTGCGCTGGATGACGAATTTATACTACGCTCCGGGTGATCCCCAGATCCCAAGGGGATCGGAGACACCAAAGCTGTACCGCTCGCGAGCCTTGTAGCGAACATTTCCGGTATCGAAATCACCGTCCATGCTCGTTTCAAGTGCTACACGATTGAAATGCTTCATGCCATTCGGAACGTCGGTAAGCAGGAACCACGCATCTGTATCAGTCAGGAAGTGATTCACAACTGTCCCACCCGGAACAACACCCATCGAACGCACCGCGTTGATGTCGTTGTCCGCAGTTCCGGGGCGAAGCTCAGATTTCATCACCCGTGTCGCCACAAACTGTAGATCCGGCGGGATGACGAGCGTCTGGGGACGAGCAGCGATCATCAGACCACGCTCATCGGTCCATTTGCCAATCTGAATTACAGCA